CCTGATTTCCGAGGCAGGTCTTGCTCTCACGCTGCTGAACATGTCCAGCATCTTGATCGCGTCTTTGCCCTGTGGACTGTCGGCCAAGGCTCTCACCTCGGGTGGCTGAATGGCGAACCATTGTGCAAAGTCAGGCGTGTTGATTGTTTCGCGCCAGTCTTCGTACTTGCCTTCGACACGGGCCTCTTCAATGGCGGCTTGCATTTGGTTTCTAAGCTCGGCCTGCTGAGCTTGTACGTATTCAACGACCTGGTTGGCCTGAACACCGCTTTGCATGCCGCTGAGCTTTGCCCCAACGTATTCCTCCATCGCCCCGGCCCACTCCGGGAAATCCTGCTTGAGCTGCTCCCACTTCTCGGGGTTCTTGGCAGCGGCAGCGATGTCTCCCTGCGTTGGCGCGTCTTGTGGTGCAACGGCTTGTTGCGCCTGACGTGCCTGCTGGAATTCACGCTGCATCGCAGCCACGCGACCCTCGGCAGTCTTTACGTGGTGCAGCAGTTGAGAGTTGGCTGTCTCCAGTTCTGTGATGCGGGCCAGGGCCTGCTTCACGGGTTCTGGGAGTCCTGCCAGCGGATCAGCTTCTTGTCCTTGAGCTGGCGCAGTGGCCTGGGGTTGAGGGTCTTCCTGTGGCGGGTCTACCGGCACAGTGCCTTGGGCCTCGAATGCGGGTGTGTTATCACCGGCTTCAAGTTTTGCGGCTTCTTCGTTCCAGAGTTTCTGCGTTTCCTCTTCGGATAGTTGTTGTTCCACTTTTCGCTCTCCAATAAAAAGACCGCCCGAAGGCGGTCACTCAGACAGGTTGTGCGGGACTTTCAGTCCGGCTCAACCACTACACCTCGAGTTGCCGCTTGCGGCAAGTCGAGAAATCGTTTGAGCATCCTGATCTCACCCCGAAGCGCCGCCGTGTCAAGTTCGGAGAGTCCCACGGCGTCATTCCGCACGCGTGCGCGTTCGAGCTCTGCTTCAGCCCATTTGCGCAGTTTGTGCCAGGTATCGGAGGTGTATTCGTTCATGCCATCAAAAAAGCCAGGTCATTGCCTGGCTATGTAATTTTTGGACGCGAGGTCCCTGCCCAGATTCTATGCCAGGCAGGGGGTGGTGCGCAAGTGATCAAAATTGGTTCTTGGACCAACGCGGGTAGATGCACAAAGACGCCGTGATCGCGGTGCCTGTACCGCCTGCGGAGATGGGCCGAATGAACGGGGGCATCTCGTTGGGTGAGTGGTTGGCCGCTGTGGTGTAAGCCATGTTGGACGTGCCGCTTTTCTGCGTCATCGCGTGCCAGTTAGTGCCGTCGCTCGACCCTTGCCAGGTGATGGTGGCTCCGCCAAACGTGCCAAACGTGTGGCATGTCAGGTCCGATGAGGAGCTGAGCTGGTAGGGTGTGCCGGTGTCAGCGTTGGCCAGTGACCAGGTGACGATGATTGCGCCAGGTGCTGTATCGCGACTGACGGTTGCGTTGACTGCTGCCATGTTGATTTCCTTTCAGGTTTAGATGCCTTGACCAGTGGTCATTTTCAAATTTGCTTCTGCCGCGTACAGCTCTTTCTTGCCGCGCTCGCGCATTGCCGTGTCGGCCAGCTTGGCCTTGATCTGTTCGAGTGTGAGGTTTTGTGTGTTTGCCATCTTCAGCATCTCGATCTCGCGCGTGAGCTGCATCTCGGCCATGCGTATTTCGCCTTCTTGCTGGGCAATCGATTGGCGTACCTGCAACTCGGCCATGTCGCCCTCGTTCTGGGCTTGGGCCTTTTTCATTTCGATCTCGCCACGCAGCTGAGCCACGGCCAGGGCTGGATCGGGCGCGGCTTGCTGTGGGTTCTTCTGCTGCTCTTTGATCTTCTCGAGTTCGTCCTCAGACTTAAACACCTCTTTGGGATCGATGTGCTGGGCCTGTAGGGCCTTCTCGAACAGCTTCTGGGTATCCAGGTATATGCCGTACACCGGGTTCGCTCCAGCGGCCAGCAGGTTCAGGAATGCCTGGTTCTGGATGTCGCGGATCAGCAGGGCCGATGAGCCACGGGCGTCGATGCTGAAGTCGCCCTTGACCTCTTCGTCCTCGTTGTACATCATGTTGTAGTCGTAGTAGCGACGGATGTGCGGGCGTGTGATCATGTCATCGAACTGCTTGACCAAACGGCGCAACACCACGTTGGCGCTGTTCATCAGCATCTGCATGCCGCCAACAGTGTCAGGTGCTGCACCCTTCTCGCCCTGCATGATGACCGGCACGCCGGTCTCCATGTCGGCCAGCTCCATGGCCATCTTGATGATGCCGGACAGCTCGACCTGGTGGCTGTTGAATTCCACTGCGGTGAATGCCTTGCGCACGTCGTCCACCTCGTCGGTGGCAAACCATATCTTGCGTGCGCTGATCTGCCACTGCTTGTCTGCTGGCTGGATGGCTCCGGCCTTGACGATGATCTGTGGCCCGCTGGATACACCGGCGTTGTCCATCATCTGACGCCATGCGGCGTTGAGGACCTTCTGCTGTGCACGCATGAGGTAGGGGATGCCGTAGCCCCACACGCTGTCGGCCACACGCTCCCAGACGTAGAAGTCATATGGCAGCTCGCCGCCTTCAAGCGGGTTGAGGTATGCCTTGACGATGGTGCTGTTGATCATCACGACGCATGCGCTGACCGCGCGGAGCTCGTCCTTCTCACCCAGCTTGATGCCTGCGGCTTCCAGGTCGTCGTGGTCGACTTCGCCCCAGTAGCTCCACATCTCGTACACGTCGCGTGCGATGTCGCGCTGGTCGTCGTCCTTCAGTTCCTGGAAGGTGACCGACTTCTTTGGTCCTTCTTCCAGCACTTTGCGAATCTGCTCTTTCATGTACCCGGGCTGCTTGGCCAAGTCACGGACCTGGCGGCTGGTCATCTGCTCGCGCTCGTAGATGCCCTTGCCGTTGTGGATCGAATCGCCACAGCCGGGATCGGGCCATACGTTGCGTGGGTCAATGCTGAATGACGCGGGTGTCACTTCGGTCACGATGTCCAGCTGGTGGATCGTGTTGCCCTGCATGTCCTTGTATGGCTGCCAGGCTTTGCGTGTGCGGTTGGTGACGATCGGCCCCTTGATCACGCCGGTGCCCAAGCGTGCCGCGTTGTGAATCACTTTGCGCAACTCGCCGTTGTAGTCGCACTCGACCAGCTGGTCTTCGATCTCCAGCTGCATGGCGTCTGACTTCTTGCGGGCGGTCTCCATGGCAGCACGCGCGATGTCGCGCATGGCCAAGGGCTGGCCAGTCTCTGGGTGCAGCAGTGGCTGGCCGGTCTCTTTGTCGCCAGCCATTTGTGTGTCACGGCTCATAGCCATGAGCTGAGGTTTTGGTGTGGGCTTGATGCCCCAATTGCGGTCGTCGGTGGGCAGCAGAATGTCGGAGATGCGTGCCTCGGCTGCATTGGTTTTCTGTCTGGTCAAGCCGATGTAGACGGTCGAGCGATGGGGCTTGGCCATCTGCGTGGTGACTGGGTAGCCCTGCTCCACTGAGGTCATCATCTGGCTGGCATGCTTGGCGATGTTGTCCTTGGCGTTGTACTGATCCTCGTCTTCGATCCAACGCTTGTCGACGCCGTAGCTGTAGCGGGAACGAATCCAGTCGTCGCGCTGGTTTGCCATGGATTGGCCAAACGCTTGCAGGCGTTCTTGCATGCGCTCCCGCTCCATCTCTGGATCGGCAACTTCGACTTCTACTTCTAATTGTTGAGGCTTCATGTGCTTGTCCTATCAGGCTGGGCGGTTCATCTGGGCAGCGATGATGCCCGTGCCCATGGTTTGTTTGATGTTGCGATTCTCGGGGTTAACGCCAGTCTTGGTGGCTTGGCCATCGACCAGACCGCCTTGGGTTGGCTGCAATGTGGGTGGGCGTTGCATAACCTCTCGGCCCCCGCGCAAGACCGGCGCGTTCTGCGATTTGCCGCCTTGCATAACCGCGTCAGTCTTGGCGGTTTGAGTGATGGCGGCCAGGTTGGCCTGGGCAGGCGGCATGTCTTTTTGCTGCGGCTGCATCATGTTGTAGGGTGGTTGCATGTCAGTATCCAGTCACAGGGTCGAACACGCCGAACGGCGTGATGTTGGGAATCTTGTTGGTGCGCAGGCGCACCTCGGCTTCCTCTTGCGTCTTGGCAAAGCGGCGCATCATGATGGCGTAGCGCGTAGCTGACAGCAAGTCATCAGACTGTTTGACGACCAGGCCGTCTTTGCGGTGATACAGGCGGAACTCCTCGAACCAATCTTCCAGGTGTGAGAACACACGAAGGCGCATGGTCTGCATGCGTGTCAGCATCTCGGACAGTCCGGCCTCCACACCGTTGCTGCCATCCTCGAATGTAGCGCGGTCCTTCAACAGGTTCAGGCCCTGGTCGCGGTACTGCTTGGCCAGCTGCTCACCTGATCCGCCCTTGTCACGCTGCAAGCCGTCATGCGGCCAAGCCATTGGCACCCAATCGCCCCTGGCCCGAACGGCCATCGCGTGGCCACCGATGCCAGGCTCGCTCTTGCGATAGCAGTCGGTGACGTAGATCGTGTCGCTGTCTCGGTCCCATGCCAACCAGGCCACGGCAGTCGGGTGGTCCACACCGAAGTCGATGCCGGTGATGCGCGGCCAGTGCGGTGGGATCGGGAAAGCTCGTACCTTGATTGCCTCTTCGGCAACCGGGAAGATGCGCCCGCTGCCCAGGATAGGAATGCCCTTTGCCCGTGCTTCGCGTTCGTGCTCAGGGTATGCGGCGATGATGGCTTC